ACAGCAAATCGGAGTAAAGTTATCCTCCGGGGGGGGCTAGCACTGCGCTAGCTCCATGGTAAGTACCTTGCAGTTACTGTGACAAAGTGTCACAGGGCAAGGACCACCCTCCTACTTGTACTCAAACAAGTGGGACCCACCGGAGGATAACTTTACTCCGATTTGCTGTATCGTATCCTGATGACCAGTTAATGGTCTGTTCAGGACTCTCTAAAAACCATTGATAGAGAGCGATACTAGCGACATTGTGTGCAGCACGTTCAGGCCGTGAAATGGGAACATAACATTTCCATTTCTTGTAGTGGAGAAAACTGTCGAAAACGGTTTTCCCCTTACAAAAAGTAACGTTCTGATGCGTAAGTGCACACACACATCCTTGACTTGTGTTTGATGTTGGAATATTGGCCGCATACTTGCGCGCCTCATTCATCATCAAATCAGCAAGCCTCCACAGACCTGCTGAATATGCGTTATTTCTAACGTCTATCCAGCTGGGAAGTGAAGTTGGATGTTCTCTGAACTGGACATCGCGGATGTAAACAGGGGTCACACTGTGACCCTTGTAAGCATCCATACCGCAACTTTCGCGGAACGATCCCTGAATATGGGTTTTACCAATATTCATTTTAAGCTGATTCATTTTCAGCAAAATGTTCAGAATGGGTACCGAAGATGATGGCATGATTATGTCATCACCGAAGACCCGAACTTTCCTACCTGCTCTCGCTATTGTATTGCGAGTTACAGATTCACATCCACTATCAAAAATTATGCTTGCAACTGCAAGCATAAAATAGGTAATGGATTGTATTGGAAAGGTAGTTGCAGACCCTTGTCCAGCATACTTTCGTAGCTGGATATGAAAGGGCTTGAGACCCGTACCATCAGAAACGGTATGAGTCCTACAAGCACTTAAGGCCTCGAGGATATCGGTTCGAGAACCGAATATTCTCTCAACTGTCCAACATGTCAATCGATCAGAAGCAGCAGATAAATCTACTGTTCCCATTCCTTGGTTTACGCGTTGATCAGTGCTAGACGCACTGAGCGCAATTTCCTTGGAGGGATCCTGACTATTGAAGTCGACAGAATTGGCAACTACGGATGGCAAATAAGTTCTAAGCCATCCTAACAGTCCGTGTTGTACGAACTGGTTGGCTGTAGGTTCTGAAGTGATTAACCTCGGCTTTGAGTATGTCTTCGGCACTGCGAGTAGCAGTGCTGGAACATACGTAGAAGTCGGGGGAAACCATTTCTCCGATATAGTGTTCATCTCATTAGATCCAAAGGATCCAAATGGGAACCTGAGCCCTAACTTAAAGGGCCAGGATGGAAAACAGTATTTGTTTTTCATTCCACGTATATCGGCTACAGTCCCGGGTCCATGCTTTGGGATTATATCCAGATCATCAATCGATGGATATTGAGACAAGATTGTTTTACAAACCTTGTCAAGTATCCGCAAGAGTTTATCAGCTCTTGGATGATCTTGTAGTAGCTCTGTTTCGCTGGAAAAGTTAAGTCCAGTCCGACCTACGCTACCGAACAAAGAGGTGTCCGTCCAGTTACCGCTAGGTAGCCGGAGTTCTTTCTCTAGTTCTAACCACTTCTCAATTTCGAGAATCTTCTTATCAGTTGGGCAGTCAAAAACTGCCTTCTTGTATAGGAAGGACATTTGACGAACAAAATAAACATGTTCATAGTCAAGTGCGTGGTGGATATAACCGTAACTATCAAAATACTGCTCGAACATGTTGCTATAGACGGACTGACGTCCATCTCTAGTCATATACTGAGTAGTTAGAGATCGTGGAATATCTGAATATTTGATTTCCACTCCCGACAAGGCTTTATCGAACAACTTACCAAACTTTGGTAGGTCGACGAGAAAGAACTCCTTGCCGTTGTCTCTCACAGCGAGATTTATAAGTCTCTTTGTGTCTGATAGTACAGCATTTGGTACAATATGCACAGGGTTACAGTCCGTTAAAACGGCCATAAACTTGTGCACCATGCTATTGAGTTGATTAGACATATTCTTCCTTCTTTAGGTTGTATATGCCGAACCAGTACTCTACATCCTAGGCCCTAGTTAAAGGCCTAGAATTAATGACAATATGCCCGTACTCGATTTAGAAGATTCTATGATCGAGATGGACTCTGACAAAGTGTCAGGATTGTCACCCTCGTTAACCACGAGGGTAACGAAGCCAGCAACTGATAAGAGCCATACCGCTAACGCGAGTATGATGACCTTGAGTGGTCCTCTTAACAAAGATGTTGCTTTTATGACTCACCTGCAAGGATGTTTGGAAGGATCGTATCGACCCCTTCAATAATTCCTACAAGTGCGTCACCTGCGTATTGCGCTTCATCAATGGACTGCGTGCCTAAATAGGTTTGCATTGCCCACCAATTGGAGCTGTTACGAACTAACGTAACTAATGAACTGTCTTCAAACTCAAGCGTGTTTAGCTTGATGTGATGACGTTCACCTGACTTACCACTTTTTGGTAAATCATGCGATACGCTCATTTCGAATTTGTACTTATCGTACGAACCACGGAATGAAGCTTCGTTATTTTGCTCACTAACTTTTGTCATTGTGACAGCAGTTATGTTGTGAGTGATGGATAGAGTATCAGGTAGCATGTTTTTGTTTCCTTAACATGAGGGTAGTTAATCCCCTCATTTTTATATATTAAGTTAAGGAGACATCGAAGGCCGGAATGCAGAATGCGTTCCTGAAAGCCTTCTGTTACGATCCAAGTTTTCGTAACAAGTTAGCACTAAACAAAGCCAGTAATATACCTTTTTGGTGTCCCGTAAGGAACTCCTCGAAGTGTATGCCTGGCTTCGGATCAACCATAACGGTTCTAAGCTTTTCGATCGATTGATACGAATATCCAGAAAACTTTCTGGAACCCGTATCGGCCGATTCTCCAGTTTCTGTGTAAGTGCGCTGAGAAGTCAGCACAAATTCAGCAAATTGGAGCTCGAAGCCCCCTCGTCTTGAAGCGAGGAATGTCCCAACGTTGGAAAAGTAATCCAACAGCCAGGACCAAGGTACTGCATTCCAAATTGTGGAAGCAGATACATTAGAACCAAGAAGCAGTCCAAGATTATTGGACGGCATCTTTCCGAACGTATCCGGTACCCCGTCAATGAAGACGGGTACACCTCCGCCTTTCTGCAACAACTCATATTTTGATGTTGCAGGGACGGAGAATCCGGATGCGATCAACCTGGAAAAAGAATCAGTCACCACACTTTTGGTGATAGTTCTATGATTCTTTTCTCTTTTCTCCAGAGATCTTATTGTACGCAGTCTATTTTCCATCTGCTTTTGCAGATCGAGTAGTTTAACTAGGTCCCCTATTAGGGGGGCCCAGCCGAACTGGACTGCGAGATGGCCTCCTGGTACATCGGCAGGTTTTACCTTCCGCTGTAACACGCGACCTAAGTCTCTGATCATCCTAGGAAGATCCTTTAATTCCCAAAGGAATAAAGGAACATCGATAGCTGGTTTATTAGGATTTATCGAAGCAAGATACTTCGTAAACGCTAATCCCCAGTCTGGATCGTGAGATCCAATCAATGTACCGAACCCCCATGCGGGGGCAAGGATTCTTTCCATGGCTTTGTATTTTCCGGATATTGTCCAGTCAAAACGGCCAACTTTTAGGATAGAGTCTTTCCTTAAGCTCAATGAATTATTTTGAGTATAAGGAGGACCAGGTGATAAGGTGTCAGTAATGATCTCGTAGGTTCGTATGAATTCGGGTTGTTGAACCCCCCATACTAGCCCATTTACAAGGTGTCCGCGTTCGCGGTAACGTTGTCGAGTCATAACATTGATCCTTAGTTTAGTAGAGAGCCTTAATGGCTACTGAGAATAAAACCTCAGATAGAGCCCTTCGAAG